CTGTGGTCGTGCGCCGGGATGTTAGACTCCGTCAACGTAACCGAGTTGGTCACGGTCTTGTCGGTGCTAGCGCCCGCTACCAGAGCCTTGCCGGTACGCAGGGTGCCGAGGGTGCCGCCGCCGGACGTAGAGCCGACCGTAGCGTCGCCCCAGCCCTTGACGAAGCGGTTCTGGAGGTTCGGGATGGTGAAGCCGTTCGGCGCTGTGCCGCCCGTGCAGAGGTACCAGCCCTTGTTGTTAAGCTCCGCTAGAGCCGCCGTGTCGCCCGTGTTGCCACTCCACATAGCCACCATGCCCTGAGGGATCACTGGTGAGTTGCTGGTGTCGGGTGATACCAACGCACCCATGTCGGTGAACAACTGGGTGTAGTCAGCCTCTGTGGGCTGTGTGGAGCCCGTGACGGGTCCGTAGTTGGTCGGCTTAGTGATCTCACCGTTTACGTTGGGGAACGTTGTGATGAGCGCGTTCTTGACAGCGCGGATCTCTCCAGCGCCGTCGCCGATGTATGCGTTATCGTTAGGGGCCGCGTCGTCGAGGCCGTTGAATCCAGTTGCCATTACCAGCTCCTATCAAAGTAGTAGTCACCGCCGACAGATTGAACGGACATCTTGCCCATTACTTCTCGGCGCTTTCGTGAGTCGTGAGCGGCTTCGAGTCCCGCTTCCGCTCTGCTGTTGTAGATCGTAGCGCCCTCTGGGTCGCGCAGGTAGATAGACATCTCTGACAGTAACGTGTACAGGAAGACGTCGCCCAGCTCGCGGAGCCACTTGGCGGTGGTGTTGTCGTTGGTCCAGTCTAGGTTCTCGATGGTCTTGCCCCAGAAGGTCCACTCATCGTCAGGAGCGCCGATCTCGACGCCGAAGGGGTCTTCGCCGTAGCCGGAGTAGAACACCTCACGGCCGAAGAAGTCGCCTCGGATCATGCAGACACCGTCTCGTGTCGTGCTGTCCTCGCGCTCGCGTTTAACCATCTCCATAGACGGTACCTGCGGGATGAGCTTGCCGTTCAGATATACTTCCGTGATCTCTGTAACGAAGCCGCTGGGGGATGCGTACGCAGGGTTGTACTGATCGGTGTCCACTTTGGTTACCGACCAGTAATCCTGCGCCATCATTGTTTGTGCTCTATGATCCTTCAAGAGCCTGTCGAATGCGTTCTCGCAGAAGATGTTTAGCTGAGCTTCTGTGAAGTCGTCGCGGTTGATCCAGTCAACTGCCGCGTCCTTCAGCGCTCTTGGGGTTACTAGAGCCATTTAATCCTCACATATTGTGTAGTTTGTTGAAGTCCCTCGACAGGAAGTACTTCAGGAATTGATCCTTCACACCGCCGCCGCCGTGGGGGTTCGTTTTGTTCTTGTCCCCGCCCTCGTTGATGGCGAATTGGTGCATAGTGTATCCGTGCTTGATGAGCCAGTCTTCCAGCAGGACCATCGGAATCGTTCCGACGTGCTGGTAGCCCTTGCGTCTCAGCTCGGGGTTTTCGTTCACAGCCTGATCCAAGTACTTCACGTGGTCCATCACGTTGCTCAGATCGGCGTGGGTTGTCTTGTAGTGCTTGCCGTCTTCAGTCTTGAAGCCGCGCCATGTTTTGTCGCCGTAGCCTTTCAGGAACTTTTCGTCGCTCATCGGAGGCTCTCCTCCTTCAGTTGCTTCTGGTAGCGCCGGATAACGCTGAACAGTACTTCGCCAACGTCCCTGTCGGAACGCGACTTGATACGTACGGTACGCATTAGGTCCTGATAGAACGCCAAATCGGCTTTAACTTGCTTTAATTCTTCTGCACATTTGCAGGGTTTCTTGTCACTCATCGTCAGACTCTCTCTATGGACGTGTAAGGGCTTTGAAAAGCACCCTATGGGTTGGCACTAGGATGCTCATAAAAGCCCCCAGAAGCCCGCTGAGGGCCTCTGAGGGGGTGTTTACTCGGTAACGTTACCTTTCAACGCTAAGACACTAATTAGACAGTAGCGTCGAAGCTAGTTACAGCGAAGTGAGCCTTGTCGTTCAATACGGCAAGAGTGCTCTCACGCAGAACCTGACGACGCATAGAGTCACCGATCTTGGCCAGCTCCCAGTCGCTAGTAGCGCGGAGGACACAAGTAGCGGCGTACTCGGGGTCGAGGCCCAGAGCAACGTCAGTTTCGATGTTACGGTCGATGACAACGTCCAGCTCGCCGAAGGGAGAGACGTACAGGTCAACAACGTTGTAAACGCTTCGCTCGTTGCGGATGTCACGCTGACGGCCAGAAGCCTTAGCGAAGTCAGCAACGATCAAAGAACCAGCAGGTGAAACAACCAGAGTGTTCGGGTTGCCGCCAGCTTCGTAGCACGCTTGGTGAGCGGCAAGGATCTGGTCTTCGCCGTCAGTAGCAGTGATAGAAGCCTTCTTTACAGAAGCGTCCAACTGAGGAAGGAAAGAAGTCATCTGACGCGCAACAGAAGTAGTACCAGCGGTACCAGCCTGCTGAGAACCAACAACTGCAAATTCTTCGTCGTTAGCCAGCTCGCCGTAGATTCGCTCCAACTGGAACGCCATTTCAGAGTCACGGCCGTACTTGTCAACTGCTTCCAGAGTACCAGCGATTTCTGCAACCTTGGTCATGATCTGGCAGAAGTTGCTCTTGTTGACAACTGCGGTTGAGCTGTCAGCCGGAGCGTCTGCGCCTTCAACAGCGGCGTTAGTGCCAGCCGCAGTCAAAGCGTGCTGGTGCCACTCGTGAGTCTTACCAGTAGCGCGGAGGGTCTTAATCATAGATACTACGGGAGCGTCTACGGGAGAGATGCGGTAGATGGCGTCTTGTACGTCTTCGGCCTGACCGATCTGAGTGTATGAATCAAACTTAGCCATTGCTAGTTATTCCTTAAAGTAGAGGGTTGTATTACTTACCACGCTCGGCACGCATTTGCGCGGCCTTCATTGCGGCAAAAGCGCCTTTCGTTCCGGGCTTCGCTTCAGTGAACTCGCGTGCGGCTCGCTGGAACTGGCCCTTCTCGTTACGCTCTTGGGGACGCGCCGAAGACTGACGTGGTGGTTTAGTTTTGGTCTTAGTGACCTTCTTCTCGACAACTTTCGCGGCTTCCTTGCCGGTAGCAACTTCGTTGAGGAGCAGGATCAGGCGGTGGTCCGTGGACTCGAAGAACTCTGACTCAGAGAACCCGAAGTCCTGTGCAAGCTCACCTAGCGCCCGATACTTTTCGCCTGACCAGTCGGGGATACGAACCTTCAAACGCTCGCGTGCGATCTCCGCTTCCCTATCCTTTTGGGTCTTGCGGGTTGCTTCGCGCTCAGTCTTGATTTGCTCGATCAACTGGTTGTGCTGTTGGACTTGGAGTTGCGCCTGCTGGTAGGCTTGCTGGTACTGCCCAAATTGCTCTTGTGTCAACGTTGCAGGGTTAATCTGCGACAGTTGCTGTAACTGTTGGTTAGCCATTCCAACAAAGTAGTCTGCGATTTGCTCGGCTTCACCGAACTTGTCCTCGATAGCGTAGAGAGCCTCACTGGCCTTCGTCTTCGCTTCGTCAAGGGAGCGTTCGATCTCCTTCCGATTCGCAGTTACGCGAGAGAACTCTGCTTCGAGGCTCTTATACTTCTCCTCAAGCTCCGTGTACTCTGCGCTTACTTCTGGCGTCTCTCCGTCTTCTGAGGGGTCACCGGCTTCGGCTTCCTCTGCGTCTGGGTCAAGCTCGCCTTCCGTGTCAACGGTGTCGTCGATACCGTCCTCTACAGCCTCGTCGATCTCTGGGTCACCCTCTACAGGCTCCTCGATCAACTCGGGGGTGGCTACTTCTTCTGGTGCTGACTCTCGTTCGCCAGCTAGTTTGGCCATAAACTCGTTATGGATTGATACGTCTTCGCTCATTACTCACCTCTCTCGGACTGAGCCGCTACGACTTGCTGAGCCGTCAACACTGCACGGTTCAGGTGTGCGATGACCTTAGCCAACGCGTTGCCTTCTCTGCGGAGTTCTTCCAACGAACGGGTATGTCCCGGCTCGGTCTCAAAGAACCGCTTCTGAAGGTCTTCGAGCACAGCGGCGTACGCCATGCCGAATACGGGGTTTTGCAGAATGTTCTGCGCTTCACGACCGACCTCAATGATCTCGTCGTACGAGTAGTTACCGTCACTCATCTCTATTACTCTCGTTGAGGGGGCCCATTAGGACCCCGTTGATTTAGCCGCTTTGATGTCAAGCTCTCGGTCACCCTGTCGGGTATCTACCGCCAGCTCTCGATCAGCGCGTGCGTTGTCTTCCATCTTGTCCATCATGCTGTTGTTGATGGCCGCCCATCCTTGAGCGATCTGCTGTTCCTGAAGTTGCATCTGGAACTGCTGTAACTGCATTTGCATCTCTTGCATCTGCTGTTCCATCATAGCCTGTTGCTCCTGCATCTGAGCGAACTCTGGCGAGTCCGGACGCATCATGAACGAAGCCGTGTCGCTGACGCCCATTGCGTCGAACGCTTCGTCAAGCAGGGAGTGGCGTTGTGCCACACCGTAGAGCTGTCCTGCTACTGGGTCCATGCTAAGCATCTGGTGCATGGTGAGGAGCTTCTGAGCGTGCGCCTCAGCTTCCTCGGGGGTAAGTGCTACTGCAACGTCCAGCCGGTCGAAGTCACCCTGCCACGATTGCGGCGCAACAGTGACTGCGCGTCCCGACATTTCTGTCTGGAATACTGACTGGTCGTAGATCTTAGCGCATGACACAATGTACTTGAACAGCGGGATCAGGAACGTCTGAGCGAAGCTACGCGCGTCCGCTGAGGGTCGGGAGCCTGCCGCATTGGTCAGCCGCTCGATCATGTCGGTGGCGTTCTGTTGCGTGATGACTGCCGTGTTCATGCCCTTGGTCAGGCTACTCAGGCCACTACGGGCCTCTGTGTCTTCCTTCATGACTTGCAGGACGTTCATCGTCAGCGGGGACAGCTCAGGCGTTGCGAGGGGCGCAACAGAGCCGATCTGCTCGGAGAAGATAACGCCGCCTGTGGTGTTGTCAATCAGGTCGCGTGGGTTCAGCAGGTTGTCGTAAACAGCCTCGAACCGTGAGTTGTTGCGGATGTTCTGGTTGTCGATGATAGCACGCTTCAGGACAGAGTTGACCTTCTGGCTGTGTGCTACAACGTCCGCGCCACACATCCCGTTGGCGCTGTGGCTGATACGCAGTTCCGACCACTCGAAGAACGGGTACTGACCCTTCTCGACTTCGCGGATAGCGTAGGAACCGTCTGCCCACATGAGGATCTCGTTGTCAGCCCAGTGGATCTCGTACAGGCGCGTCTCATCGGCAAAGTCGCCGTACTCGGCACCGATCTCGGACAGGTTGATCCATGTCCACGTCTTGTACATATCGACCAGCTCTTGGTCGTCGGTTCGGTTTGTCTTGTACTTAGATACGTACGAGCCGTCGTGGGACGTTCGGCTGAACTCCACATTGTCGGCACCATACTTCCGGTCGCCCTTCACACCCATGATGCTCTCGACTGAGTAGCCGAGGTTGATTAGGGTGCCACGAGGTACTTGGTCCATGTAGGTAGCCCACATGGCCTCCTTCAGCGAGCTGGCTACAGGGTCTCTGTAATACCGCTCAGGCTGGCATACCGTGAAGCTGAAATCACCGGCATCTCGTATGACCGTCACAGGCCCGGAGAGGGTGAGCACTTCGCGTGGCAAGCCGTCGGGACCGACCGTGGGCAACATGGTGATTGCCGCTTGGCTCGTGTCCACATCTCGTACGGTGGGGTCGTTGGCGAACTGCGCCATCAGCACTTCCTGCGTGATAGGCTGAGGGATGTTGATTACATCTTCCTCGGTGTCGTCGACCCACTCGACCAATAAGGTACAGCGCTTCGTCAGGAACGCGTCGTGCCACAGGTCATGGAACATCTGCTCTTTGTCGTTGCGGTTCAGCACAGCGTTGACGTATGCCGTCTTCTGCAAACCTTCGTCGGTCCCATCGCTAGATGAAAACTTGACTACTTGGCGGTTGGCAAGGAACGTCTGTGAGAACAGCGCCTTCTTAGATTCGACGTAATCGTGTACGTCCGGGGATACGTAGTGTGATCTCCCCTTCTGCTCGTTGCCCAGAGGCTCAAGCGTGTAGTACTGCAAGTTACGCTCCATCTGGTCCTTGACGCCGAACAGACTGCTGTCCGCTTCGGTGACCTGACTAGTTAGCGTTTTAACTAATGTGTCCATGAATAGATCCTGTTATGCTTCGCGTTTGACGCTCGCTGTCCTCACTCGAAGATACGTTGGTTTACTTGGAAGTCGGTAAAGTCCACTTCCGCTCGTGTGCGGTAGCCCTGTGCATACTGCCGGAAGGCGTCCGCGCCGTTAGACGCCCAGTTGTGAAGCGGCGTCAGGCTGTTCGTGTTGGTTTCCTCGTTGAACTTGTACTGGTAGTTCGCCAAGGCGTCCAGTCCCCGCTCGCACTTGACTGCGTCGAAGTAGCAGATGGGGAATTGCTTTCTAGCTTGTTCTATTCCGTCGTTGACGTTGTGGATTCGTTTAACAACCTTAATTGGACGCACACCGGCTCCTTCAAGGATCTCCTTGCGCGAACCACGATTGCTACTAAGTTCAGTAACGACAACATCATGAGGCAGATAATGCCTGCCATAGTTATAATCCTTCTCTTTCAGCACACGGGCAAAGTGGGTTAAATCTATTCCGCTTGCCTCGTAGTAGTCGATGAAGTGGTGCTCACGGCCGACCTCCTGCATGAACCAGATGGCCGTAGCGTCGTTGCGCCCCAGATCCCAGAAGGTGTGAACCTCGCAGGCTTCTTGGTACGGCACGGCGCAGATTCGGCCGTCGTTCCTCGCTTTGCGAAGTTGCTTCTGGTATATAGCGCCGTCAGCGTACGTTTTCAGCTCACCTTCCCACACGTGCTTGTAAAGCTCCTCGTCAAGATGACGGAGGTGTTCCAGTTCGCTCATCAGTTCGTTGGAGAACCATGGGTTGTCTCTCCAGCTTACCTTCCGGACGTATGCGTCCTTGGGTGGGTGGAGTACAAACCTTTGGTACGCCGCGTCGTCCTTTAATTCTGGGTTAAAGGTTGCCCATATCTCGCTTCCCGGCTTACGAATGGTCGGGATCAGCTTCTGCCAACTGGCATCCGATACGGTGTTAGCTTCCTCTACCCAGCAGACGTCTACGCCGTCCACCGACTTAATGCTGTCAATGTTGTTCCACAAGCCCATGAAGAAGAATCGCGTCCCATTTTCATGGCGTATATCCTGATTGGTGACCGTCCACCCTTCCAGCTTGTGGTATTCGATGCGTCCCTTGATAAGGGCGTGTACCGATTCCTTGATTGAGTTCTGCTTCTCACGCGTACAGAGTATACGTAAGGGCTTAACCATGCCCTGTGTGACCAGAGCGTCGGCTACTGCGGTTGACTTAGCTCCACCACGGCCACCCCAGTACACTTTGTACCTGTGGGGTCGGTAAAGCTCCTGAAACGCCAGCGGCGTCTCAACGTTTACAATAATGTCTTCCTCGTGACTCATGTATATCCCTAGCGGCCTCTAGCCGTCTGTCCATGTGGGGCTTGCCGGGGCGTAGGATCGCCTCGGAGAACACACGTGTCGCCTCTGCGACCTCCGTGGTTTGTATGAAACGGTCCACGTTGCCGGGACCAATGTAGCGGCGACCGTCCTCGTACGTTCCGTACAAGCTATCGACCAGCCATTGGAGCTGACAGTCGGCCGTTTCGAGCTTACAGTCGGTCAGATCCGCGTAGGCCCGTAGCGAGCCCCCGAGGCCCGGATAGGGCTCGAACTGCAAGAGACCCCTTCCGGGTCCGTTGTTGTACTGCTTCAGGCCCGCGTCGAACCAGCAGTCCGTCTCGACCGCGATGTTAGCCGTGATGGCTACCGCGTGGATGTAGGAGACGCCTAGAGCTAGCAGTTTCTCAAAGATGAGAGTCATTCGCAACGGCTCCTAAAAATTCCGGAAAAAAAAATTCGGGGGCCATGGGGGCCGACCGCGACTGTGGGGGCCTAAATAGTACTATCATATAGAAACCTATAGGTCCCTGAAAAGGCCCCCGTGGCCCCTTCGAGTTATCCACAGGCTGAGCCGAGTTATCCACAGGTTATCCACAGCTTATCCACAGGGGTGTGAATAGTTGGCATTCAGGCACCGGATGGTACTTCTTCGCTTGACCCCGAGAGTTGGCACGCTTCTTGCTTGGCGGGATGGGTTGGCTCGCCAGTGTCCGAGTTGGCATGGTTCTTGCTTGGGTGATCTAACCCAACGTCCACGAATTGTACGGACAAGATGGTCTTGGCGATCTCCCCGCCGCACTCCTCGCACAGGCCGGATGGTGCCGAGGCGGTGCGCTCAGCCTCCTTCATGGCCGCATCGTTGAGGAGCTTGGCGTATGCCGCTGGGTTGTGTTGCTTCAGCTCAGCCATGACGCGCTCGAAGTCACCGTTGGCCGCCTCCTTGGCGTACGTGCCGAGGACCGACTTGGAGAGGACGTTGCGTGAGCCCTTCGGTCTGCCCGATGGGTTGCCGCTCTGGCCCTTGACGAAGCGCCCATTGGCCCTGCGAACCTCATTTTTCCCTGTATTTTCCCCTGCTGGCAGGACTTCGTCGGTCATGACTCAACGTCCTCTGTGGGCCTCTCAGCGCCCTTCTGAGCGCCTTCTCGTGCTTCTTGGGGGTATTGATTGCCTTCCGGATCAACCCATTCTGTGCCCATTGAGGGAGCCTGAGAGCGTCCGAAGATGCGGTCATAGTTGTCCTCGAACTGCTTACCATATGTACGTTGTCGTGATCCTTTGCCTGCCATGTGATCTCTCTCCTTTCACACTTTGTGACGTTTAACGCATCTGTATGCCTTGATCTGTGGGTGCTTCTGCATGAGCTTCTGCGCCACAAGTTGGCACACTTCTTGCTTTCTGAATATGAACTCTGACTCGCGGACAGCCGCTTCGCTACCATCCCACATAGCCATGATGAGTACGTAATGCAACATTCGTGCCAATTCTCCCTGTTGAGCGCAGATTGGCGCGTTTGGTTAAATTCTCATTTGTCAAGTTTTTGTGCACTATTACGCAAAATGCAAATAATGCTTGACGGTCCTAGGAGGCTCTCAATCGCTCTCTAACGAAGATCAGAGGTACCCCTTACGATGGGTCTAAAAAGTCTCTAATCGCGCTGAGAGAGCCATACAGAGCCTCGACGCTACAGCCCTTATGTACCAAGGGTTTCAGAGGGTCAGTTCTCAACGACCACCCAATGATAGACCTAATATGGTACTAGTTGGCAAATCTTAGGGATATGGGGTCCGTAATGGCTCAAAGCGTCCTTAGTACCGCGAGCCTACTATATGGCATCCGATTGGCTACCCTTTAAGGCATCCTTTAGGACCCGTTGTCCCTTTGGTATAAGGTATACATTAACGTACGCTTGGCATTGCCGATCAGCACACTCTGTTACCTTATAGTTCCTATATATAGTACAAGGGTGGGCCAATTGGGGTGACTTGCGGTACGTTGGATGATGACGATGTTGGCTCAGCACGTGTAAGCTATTGAATACGTTGAAGAATGTCAGAGGCTCAAAACCGGTCGTAAAATGGCCCCTCTGGAGCCCAGTGTTTATGCGGGTTTCAGCGGGGGTGTTGCAGGGAGGGGTCGTTTGTGGTTTAATGGCTTCACTGGCGACGGGGAGCCACTGACCGAATCCCGCCACCCTCAGGGTGACCACCGGACGCGCAAGCGCACCGACCCAACGGCGGGGGATGTAACGTCGGGACCCCAGCGGCAGGCGCTCAGCGCACAACGGGGACGCATCGTGGGCTGATACCGCCCGCCTGATGAGGCTCCACATGAGCCCTGACCTACGGAGGGTCGAAATGCGAAGAATGAAAGGTCAACCCAAGACCAAAGGATATGACGCGAAGGCCGCACGAGCGAGCCGCGCACGCCGCAAGGCACTAGCCAAGCAGTACGGATTCAACGAAGCCAACGCCACCACTTGGAGGGTCAAATAATGACTACTATCGAGACACGTCACATTCAACGCACCATCACGTTCCTGACCGAGAAGTCTGCTGAGTACTTCGAGCAGGCCGCGAGCTACAAGCGCCAAGACTTTGAAGCCCTTGGCAACTGGTATGAGGGCCGCGCCGCCGCGTTTGCCGCCGCCGCCGAGTACGTTCAGACTGACCTAGACATCTTCGCCGAGGAGGCCGCACAATGAGAATCGCAAGCTATGAGTGCCCCATGTATCACGAAGGTACGTTCCGCATGGTTGACGGCAAGATCGTCAGCTTCAAGTCGGACACCACCAACGCCACCTACCCGATCAAGCGCATTGAGCCCGAGTCGCTGGAGGACGTCGCGTACCTGTACTTCAATGACAGCGACTTCGCCGAGCACCTGTTCTACGACGCGGTCATCATCAACCACGACGTCGAGGCCGTTGTGACCTTCGACAGCGGGCCTTCTGACCTGTACACGTGCGATGAGCTGTACGTTGACGCCTGCCGCGTCGACAACCTGCCCCGCGCACAGCGCCCGACTGACGCATTCATCGAGGCGTGCTTCGACAACATTGACCACGAGGTGCAGTATGGTTGATCCCGTGGTCTACACCCTAATCACCGCAGGCATCGTCCTGATCGCTCTCTACGCTGACTGAGGAGGCTCACATGGCCAAGCACAACGCACACGTCCTGCACTGGAAGACTTACCACCTGTGTACCTCGCACGTTGTACGCCACCCGTGCTACAACGACACCAACAACTGCACCGTGCGCTCGGTCAAGAACCTGTTCGACATGAGCTACCCTGCCGCGTATGAGGCGTGCAAGGCGTTCGGTCGACGCCACGGCCACGGCTACTCATGGGTCGGGTACAACGACACCATCCAGTACCTCGCCAAGCAACGCGGGCTCAAGCTGGAGCGGCTTGACCGGCGACAGTCACGGCGCGACTACGGCAAGACTGTCGTGTCCGCACAGCGGCGGCTGGCTCGCGGTGAGTCGGTCGTGTTCAA